CCTTGCTCAATGCTATTGAGCATCTTTAAATAATCTTTTTTATTCATTACTCAGGTTCTTTTGCGAAGTGGGAAATATCCTGTACTTCCTGATCTTCTTCAATAATATCAAAATCTACACCTCCTAAAATTTCTCTCCAAGCTTCTGCGTGGGTGTCTTTATAAGATTTAATTTCTTTATCATCATCATTAATAAACCCATGAGGTGTCATTACGATTTTACCTCTAGTAGTAACCCCATTAATGTGGTTTTTATCAATTTGTAGATTAGTACGTTTAGCAAATTCTACCTGCTTGCCATCTTTAATTGCTTTAATTTTAGACGTGCCGGCATTCATAACATTACCAAATGTAACAACAAATGTTGAATCAAACCACATTGCATATCCCCCTTTATTCATTAATTTGGGTCTCCCCATAGGTGATTCTGCTTTAGCTGTCCATACTTTATTAATACAAACAAGTGTATTAGTAAATGGGCTACTTTCCTTACGAGAGAGTGTAATGCGTTGGTTTACGTTATTACCAAATTGGGTTGACATAGCACCTGCGTTCCACTCATTATTATTTTTATTAGATTTAATGGACATTTCACAGGGTACTGATCCAATTGAATCCCAAAGGAATAATAGATCATAAGGTAAATTACCTTTTTTCTGTTCATCAAGTAAATCTAAAATAAATCCTGCTACATCTTCAATTGAATGAATAGCTTCTCTATCTACATAAATAAAGTTACCATTGTAATCTGTAACTTCTCCAGTAAGTTCATCTTTTACTTCATTGATTTCAAGACCCATCATTTTAGCATGCTCCCAACTCCATTTCATCTCTGTGATAATAAACACAGGAAGACATCCCCTCTTCTGACCGGAGACAGCTGCCTCAATTAAGGCAGTTGTCTTACCGGTATCAGAATGGCCTCTTAACAGGACAATATGTCCTGCAGGGATGCCAGGGATCGAAGTTACATCCTGAAATGCTTGAGAAAGTGGGATCCATTGTTGGGGCTTAAACTTAGCGTTAGCATTAAGCATTTTCTTTTCCTTAAATTTATTAAGGTCAAAATTTGCTTTTAGTTCGTTGGATACAGCCGCTGATAGTGATGCTTTCTTTCCTCTAGGCATTAGCTAAATAATTGATCAAATTTATCTTCTTTACTTTGCTTCTGGGGAGTCTTCAGAGCATAGTTATTTTGTGACTCCCCCTTATTAAAAGGCAGGTCGTCAGCCTTTCCTTCATCAATAATATCTCCTTCTTGAGCAGCTTCTTCAGGTGCTAAGAATGTTTGGAGATTACTTTTCATATCTTCAAATGAGTGACGTTTAAAAACCTCTGATGGGTTCTTTTGATTTTCTAACCACTGTTGAATTTGATCAGCATCCCCAAGTGGAGTTTGCTTAGTCTTAACACGAACAGAGGACTTATTATAAGCAGTACCTGTAACATCAGGACCAACTGTGTCTACTGTAATGTCACGACCTTGATGAATATCAGTAAAATCACCAATATCCTCATCATCTGCAAGGGATAAGAAATCCAGGTAAGTATTCTTACCAAACTGCCATAGTTTTACTCCTTCACTTTCTTCACCGCGAACAATGACGGGAGCAAATACACGCATTTTTGGGTCGAGCTTTTTAGCTAAACGCCAGTTTTCCTTATCACTAGTGTTACGAAGTTGCTTCGCAAACTCTACAATAGGATCCTTTTCACCAAAATTAATAGGTGAAATCATTGTACGTTCACCAATCCCATAGTGGAAGTAAACCTCCGTAAAGGGATTAGATTTATTAAATTGATTGGGAACGATTCGAATTACCTGTTTACCTACACTAGGTTTCCAGAATAGGCTACGATCGTTGCCTCCATTTCCCTTGTTTGTTTGCTGTAGGGAGGTCAGCTTACTGCGAATTGCATTTAAATCCATAATATAACTAATTTTTAAAATGTAACTTTTCCCAAATATACGAATGTAAATTCAGGATACCAAATTAAAGTTCAAGAATCTGATGGATTTTTGTCTTTAATTGTTTTAATTCATTGTGTTGAGTAAGTAAAACGGTATTTCTATAATGTTGCCAGTTTACTCTATATCTAACATCAACTACTCCCCCGTTTAATAGCTTAATAAGTTCATTAAGGGCATTTATAGTGTATAATGTGTTAGATTCTTTTTTTCTATGTACTAATATTGTATTGGGTAAAATCTCCTCTACGCTTGACGGGTCGACATTATATGTACAAACATATTCATCATTGCTTTTTATATATAAAACAAAAATTTTCTTATAAAGAATATCATAGTTAGACTTTACCTCTACAATCGTCCTCTCTAAATCATCTAAAGAAGTAAAGGTGCAAAACAGTTTGTTGTTCATGGATATAAATATTATACCCTCTCTAAAGAATTATAGTTACTACCTACCTCAACTTTAGTTGAAAACCCATACTCCTTAAATACATCTAAAATCGATAAAATTATATCTTTTTCATCTTTATCTACGTCTAACAAAAACGAATCATAAGTGTAATGTATAATATTTGTTTTACAATGTTTAAGTACCTTAATTATCTTTTCTAAGATAAGTACATTGTAATACGTTTCGGTATTTTGAAGTATGTAATTAAACAACTTTTGTTTTTTCATATCTGTTTTAAAGACATATCCAGATTTACAAACAACCTCTTTTTTACTACTTATATCCTCTATATATTTTTCTACCCTCTTAAAGAATTCTAAATCCTTATATTCCTTAAACACTCCTCCATACAATTGTTTAAACGTAAGTTCTTTAGATTTTTTATAATCTACTCCGTACATATCAGCAAACGCTTGGTGTATATCCCCTTCACCAAAATCGTAATCTACTAATTGTGCAGCTAGCGTAGGGTGGTAAGCACTAATATCAATTTCTAATAAAAAGTTATTATTGGGGATAAACGCTTCTCTACAACCTGATTTTTTATCCAAAGCAGCATAATTAATCCCCCCAAATGAGTTTGAGGGTCTGGTAGTTGTCGTTTTTAGATTAAATTGCGAGTAAGTCCAATCCCGTTCTATACCAAAATATTCCTCAAATAACTTAGGATCAACCCTCAATCCCATGGATTCAATCCAATAAAATACATTTGTTGCCCTATTGTTATAAAAATCAAAATGTTGTGGTTTGTCCATAACAAACACGTGTTTTACTGCGTTATATAGTGTTTCACAACGTTCGTAATGCTTTACTATCGGTATTATGCTACCTATGTTGCCTATGTGGGGATACTTGCGATAGAAAAAATCGTGGCATGGAAATTGATCTGGGATATCCGTAGGAGATATGAAATGGATGTCGCTAAGCTGTTTTAGGGGTACTATATGTAAAAATTCTTTCTTATCTCTTACAAAAATTTCTTCAAATCCTCCTATTAGTTCGTATACTTTTTCTATTTCACAACTTGTTGCTTCGCTATGATTTATGTTAATAATAAATCCTTTCCTATGGTTAATTTCTCTAATGTAGAACCCTATTATACCTCTTAAATAAGGATGTATGTTATCATTAGAAAAAAGAGGTTCAATGAATACTTTCTTGAACTTCTTTTCCTTAAATGTTTGTAACTGTTCTTTATTTTCTATAAGCCAAAACACTTAGTAATCGGAGTATGATTTTTCTTCTATTAATTTAGACTTAGTAAGTAAGTTAATTTCTTTTTTTACTGCAGCCCTTTGATCATTTGTAATATACACACCCCTTGCTAATTCTACAAATTCTTTATCAAATTCTTGTTTTGCTTCTTTTTCTCGGATATGATCTTCAATATCCCATAATGTTTTATTAATCTTAGATATTTTAGTATAAAGGTTTTTTATATTAATCCCATACTCATCTAATAAATCTTGAAAATAAGGATTTAAGGTTTCAAGTTCTTTATAAACATTAGTTAATTTGTGGGGATCCCTAATATTAAGTAATTTAATTTCTAATATAGATAATTTGTCTACTAACTCCCCAATTGATATTTCTATTTTCATATTAAGTTTTTTATACCGTTTATAACTTGATTTGGAGTAATATTTTCTATTTGATGCCAATCCTCCATTGATTCAATTTTTTGAAAAGGGTACCAATTCCAATCGGAAATATCTAATTTATAGGTGTTAAAATATCCGGATTCAGGGGTGTCATTATAAATTCTGGTGCAATTTGATTTGAATTCACACCATGGTTTAGAGAATGAAGATATTAATACAGTATGGGTGTTTAATGCCCAAGATACCCAGGCTAATCCTGACCCTATTCCAATATGAAATTCAGCCTCATTAATAATAGACATAATTTCCCCAATAGATTTTCCATGGAAGTGGTAATCACATTCAGGAGAGGTATTAATAAAATTTGGGACTCCAAAATTTCTATGCAAATCTACTGCTACAACTTTATATCCTTTACTTTGAATATATTTTACAATTTGTTCCCAACCATTAGGATAATTCCAATATTTACATTGTGCTGTAGATTGAATTGAAATTGTTACATACTTTTCTGTTATAGGAGAAGGGGGTAAAGATTTTATTTTGGGTTTAATTTCTTTAAAGTCTAATCCTAAAATATCCGAAGCAGTTTGTTGAAGGGGGATATGTTTAAAATCATTAATGTGAAAAGCACTATTAAGTTTATTATTTTCGTAAAACCACCCTATACTATAAGAAGTTTTAATACTACCTACATTAGTACCAGGTTCTACAAATTCGATTTCGGGATGTTTTGAAGCAAACCAGCTATTATGAAATGTAGAACATATAACTTTACAGTTGTGTTTTTTTCTAAATTCTTCTACGTAAGGGAACCATGCTAAAGTATCTCCTACAGATTTACTTTCTAAATGAATATAAACTCTTTGATCTTTTAAATCTAAAGTATAATTATAAATTTTATTGTTATCTTCCCAAATTTCTACACGCCATTCTATATAGGACTTATAACCTGGGGAAGTCCACATGTTATTACTAATATTATCTTCCCAGATTAGTTCTTCAGTACGATTATTGTAAAATTTAACTAAATAATTTTGGTTTAAAGGGCCTTTTATTTCACATTTAGCACCATCAATAAAACTGATGATAATTTCGTTTTTTAAACTTTTCATAAAATCTTGGAGTGTTTGAGTTCCTATTTTTGTTATTTTATCCCAATTAAAATCTCTATGTATTAATTTAGCTTCTTCTACAGCTCGTTTTTTATGATCTGTATAGTTTTTAAAAGCATCCCTCATTACACGAGCTAAATCTTTAAAATCTGGTTCATAATAGTTACCTACGGAGTTATTAAAGTGGTTATAATCAGCATCCATTACAGGCCTTTCACCTAATATTTTTACAGGAAGACCTTTTCCTTTAGCAAATTCCATTTGACCACTACATGCAGAATAGATTGAAGGAGTACCACATGCCATAGCCTCGATTAGTGGTAAATTCCATCCTTCACTTCTAGCACAAGATAAAAATACATGACCATTTTTTAAATAAGTAATATAATCTTCTCTTGATGGGAAATGTTTAATTTTTATTCTTTCATCAATAATCCCATAATGTTCTAAACGTTTTTCAGTTGTACCATGGTCGTCACCAGAAAAAGGATTGTCAACTGATATAATTAAATCTACAGGCTCTAATGGATCAAATTCTTTAAGGAATGTTTCTATAATTTCCTTAGTAGATTTTCTATAATCCCACCTTCCAAATAAAGTAAATTTAAATCTACCATCTATATAATCTAAAGTAGTTTGGAAATCATCAGGATAAAAGGTATTAATGTCTACACCTTCAGGTACTATTTTAACAGTATCAGGATGAGCACCCTGTTCTATAGTACAATCTGCTTGCCATTTTGAAGGAACCCATATTTGATCAAATTCTAATAATTTATTAAAAAAATGGGGTGGTTGAAGAGTAGATTCCCAAACATTATAAGCAATTTTAGGTTTGTTATAATGATCATAAAAATAATGATGGTCACTTTCTACTAAAACTAAATCAATATCTTGTTCAAATTGATTTTGGTAATTTGTATAAATAGGAAATTCACTTCTAGTACCATTTTCATTATTTAAAGTTTGTTCTACTAATAGTTTTTTATCTAAATCATTAAGGTAAGATTCACCATTATGAGGTTCATCATTATTACCTTTCCAACTTTTTCCTATTGTATAATTACGAACTTTTAAATCTATTTTTTTAGATAATTTTCTAAAAAAATCTCTAGAATGATGGTTATATCCTGTAGTTCCTATGTAAGAACAATGGGCTTTTACTTTAGGGGTTGACATAACATCCAATATAACAATTTTAATTTGAAAAACCAAATTTAATTATCAACTCCATTGATTTGTTCTATACTAGCTAAAGCAACATCATTAAAACTTGAGATACTAGCTCTAGCAACTCCATTTAATGAATCTATATCAGATGTAGCAGCTAATGCATACTCTAATTGTATTGTAGTACCAAATGCTATACCTGATTGGGTTGTACTAAATGTAGAAGTAGATCCATAATCATTAGGACCATTTAAAACACAAAAAATTGTATTAGATTGTGATCTAAGATCCGATAAAGCTGTTGAATTTAAGGTAATTGAATTTAAACTAGTACTCCATGCTGTCTGACTTGAATATAAAACAGGTGAACCTCCTATATCTACTTTATTAAAATCTGTAGTTGCTAAAGCAGTATTTCCATCACCTCCATAAGCATCGTTACCATCTGCTACTACAACAACTGATGAATTTGATGTGACACCTGTGATTTTTAATGTTGCACTCGTTACTTCTGCAGTGATTCCACTAGTGTCAAAATATATATAAGTACGATGGAATAAAAAAGTACCACCTCCCCTTCCTGCGGAGAAAAAGGCCATAATAGCATTTGAAACATTACCTGTTTGGCTATCATATGCAATAGATCCGTTAGATGTTTTAGCAGTAGTATAATTAGAACCTCCTGTACCCCTAATATATCCTACTCTACCTGCGTTTATAGTTGGCATTGGGGTAAGTAATAAGTTGTGTTATTAAAATAACTATTAGAAGGTGGATTTACAGAATGTTGGGTGTAAGTAACATTAGGTATATTATAATAATTGTTTTCTTCAGATAAAATGTTCCACCACGTAGCTACGCCTCCTGTTTTAACTAAAGTAGGTAATGAAGCACTGAAATCTGTCATATTATCATCTCCCCAAGTGTCATAAAATAATCCATCGTAAGTAGATAAATCATCTTTAATATCAAACCAACTACCTGTTACAATAGTTACATTTGGTTTGTCAGAAGCCCAAGTTTGTGCCTTAGAAATTATATCTGGGTGGTTTTCTATGATAGTATGTGAGTTAATAGAATGTAATTGAATATAACCTGCTGATATGCCCATAC